CGCCGGTAACTCCCGCCGGGCCAGTCACCCCGGTGGGGCCTCCCGCAGGTCCTGTCGAACCGGTGACGCCCGTGGCGCCCGTCGTTCCGGCGCCCGATGCTCCTGTTGCACCAGTAACCCCTGTGGCGCCCACCGGCCCCGTCGCGCCCGTGGTTCCCGCGCCTGTGACGCCGGTGACACCCTTTACGCTGCCGACCACCTCTTGGATGATGATCGAGAAGCTGTTCGGCTCTGCAGTCCCACTTCCGCTGGTAAGTTCAAGTTGGAACGCCACCGGGGTGCCGATGGGCTGAGCGGCGCACGTGGCGACGAGCGAGAGCGTTGCCTTGCCGACGGAGTTGGTGACTTCACGTGCCGTGATCAAGGTAACCGGAGCTGCAGGTGAGCCTCCAATTGAGACTGACCCACCAGCCCCGCCGAAGTTGGAATATGCCAGAGTGCCGGTGCCTGCGGTGTTCGCCGAAGAGCCGCCGCTGACGGAGAGCCCGCCACCGGTGACCAGCTCCGCCGAGAGCGCAAGGGTGTCGCCCGACGAAAACGTGTTCATGTCGAGCGTGGCGGTGATTTGAAAAACGCCGCTCGACGTAGGCGTGAATAGTGCGCAGGCCACGATGACGTCGCCGCCCGAGGCCAGCACGGGGACCACTGCGACGGTCGTCTGCGCGCTGTTGGCAGTGGCCGATCCGAGTGCGCCGGTCGCACCGGTAACACCCGTAACGCCTGTCGTACCGGCTCCGGTCGCGCCGGTCGCACCTGCAGCGCCCGATGCGCCAGTCGCGCCGGTAACGCCTGTGACGCCGGTTGCACCTGCGCCGGTCGATCCGCCTGGGCCGGTTGCCCCGGTAACCCCGGTGACGCCAGTAACGCCCGCTCCGGTAGCGCCGGTCACTCCAGTGGCGCCGGTCGGGCCCGTCGGACCTCCCGCAGGACCCGTAGCGCCGGTGGTGCCCGGACTTCCGGATGCGCCCTGCACAGACCCAACGACCTCCGTCACGCTGAAGGACAGTCCCATGGCCGCCAGCGAGTTGCCGACGCGGCTCGAGACGACAAGTTGAACTACAACTGGAACTCCAACTGCCAGTGCACTGGTGTTGCCGACTGCGGTCAGCGTCGCAGAGAGACCGCCATTGACGATCTCCAAGAAGGCCGTCGCGACTTCGAGAGTTGAAGTTCCGCCGCTGACGACAACAGGGCTGATCGTGGTTTCGTACCGAAGCGCACCACCGCCACTCCCAGATGTCCCTGACGTCGAGCCGCCCGACGCGCTCACCGAGGAGCCGGTGACCGTCTGCAGATCAATCTCGATCGAGTCGGGGGTGTCACCCTGGAACGCCAACGTGGCCGCGCACTGCAAGATGCCCGAGGTGCGCGGCGTGATCTGTACGGCAGCCAAAATGATGGAGCCGCCCGTGGCAAGCGTCGTGTTGCCTGGCGCCACCGAGGTGGTTGTGAAGGCAGCCACCGCAGTGGCCGATCCGAGTGGCCCGGTAGCCCCGCTGGGGCCAGACGCGCCGGACGGACCTGCGGGGCCGCTAGCTCCGGAAGGCCCGGGCAATCCGGTGACACCCGAGGCGCCCGTCGGTCCCGGGACAAACGATGCGGCACCTGTGACTCCGGTGACTCCGGTAACACCAGTGGTTCCCTGAGCGCCGGTAACGCCCGTCGGACCCCCAGCGGGCCCTGTCGCTCCGGTGACGCCTGTGACTCCGGTGCTTCCAACAGGGCCTCCCGAAGGTCCGGTTGCCCCAGTCGCTCCGGTGACGCCTGTAACACCACCGCCCGTAACGCCGGTTGCACCTGCAGCTCCGGACACACCTGTTGGGCCGGTCGCGCCGGTAACCCCAGCGCCGGTTGCGCCGGTGGCGCCCACGCCTGTAGCCCCAGTAACTCCAGTGGCTCCAGTGACGCCTGCGCCAGTCGGACCTGTAATTCCTGTTGCTCCGGTCGCTCCGGTAACCCCTGATGGACCAGTCGGACCACCCGCGGGGCCGGTCGCGCCCGTGCTTCCGGTCACTCCCGTCGGCCCTGTCGGTCCCCCTGCCGGCCCGGTCGGCCCTGTGACGCCGGTGATGCCAACGCCCGTGACGCCGGTCACTCCTTTGAGGCCGGACACACCCGAAACCCCTGTGGGCCCAGTGGCACCTGTCACTCCAGTAACACCGGTGGCTCCCGGGACGAACGATGCAGCACCGGTTACGCCAGTCGCGCCCGTTGCGCCTGTCACTCCTGAAGGACCTGTCGGCCCTCCGGCCGGCCCGGTGACGCCAGTTACTCCAGTAACTCCTGTGACTCCCGAGGCCCCGCCAGGCGTGCCGCTTACGCCGGTCGCCCCGGTGACGCCCGTAGCGCCAGGGACGAACGAGGGTGCGCCCGTCACACCGGTGGCCCCAGGACTTCCGACCGGCCCAGTGGCCCCGGTGGCTCCGGTAGCGCCGGTCGTTCCGGTCGTCCCCCGTTGCCCAGGGGCCCCTGACGCTCCGCCTCGCCCCCTACTTGAGAGGAAGTTGAGCAGTTCCCACGCTTGCGTCAGGGGCTCGGGCATGACTTTTATCTCTTTCTGATCGCGTGAATGGCGATGTACTTTTCGGTGACGGTCCCGCCGAAGCCGGTCAGGAAGCCAACGTTCCAGATGGGAAGCTCGAAGAGATCGGGCGTAAAGACCTCAGCGAACATCTTCTCGGTGAGGTTTTGCGGATGGCCGGGGCAGACCCCCAGGTCGATCCACTCGAAGATGTGGAACGCAGCGCCGACCTTTGAACAGGCGATCGCCCTGCGGAAGATCTCCGTAGGGCTGTCGGTGTGCTGCAGGCAGTTGTAGATCCACACCTGATCGAATTGTCGATCGGTCGGCATCTCCTCGGCCTTCAAGTTCAAAAACTCCACTTCCGACTTACGGTAGCGTTCGCGCGTCTCGTCGGAGACGGCCAAGGGATCAACCCCTCGTGAGAGGCCCTGCGTTGTGCGCTGGAGCATCGACACGGGTCCGCAACCAATGTCGAGAATGGAGTCGTTTTCGAAGTCCTCGCCGTTTCCGCGAAGGCCCATCAGGCGAAAGTACGTCTGCTGCTTCCTTATCTCATCATCCCAGTGCGGCGCCCAGTGCAGCCCCCACCAATCGCGCTCCCAGTCCTGATCGACAGCCCAGCCCTTCTTCTCGACGGGCGGTTCTGGAATGACAAGTTCAACATGAAGATCGACCGGAGGTTGGACGGGCGTTGAACGCTTGAGAAAGTCGAGCTGTTTCCTCGCAGGGTTCTCCGTGTAGAAGCCCTTCGGATACTTCAAGTTCAAAACAGACTGGAAGTATTCTTCGTACATCAGCGCGACGCGATCGGTGCTGTAGTTGTAGGCGGCGTACTGCCGGATGACATCCGAGGATGCCAGGCGGTCGAGGTTCTGTGCGGCAAACATCATCTGCTCGACGGTGCGACACCGATAGCCAGTCACGCCATGCAGGACCGTCTCTGGAAACACGCCCCAGTCGGTCGTGATGACAGGCGTTCCACACAGCATTGCCTCTACGTGGACGCCACAGAATGGCTCGACGTAGATGCTAGGCGTGAAGACTGCAGCGGCAGAGGCCAGCAGATCGGCCCGCGCTCTCCCGGCGACTGGCTCGAGGTAGGTGACATGTGGGTTGCCTTGCAGGAAACGTTCTGGGTTGCCCTGCCCGACGATTGTGATCTTCCGGCCAATACGCTTGCAGATGTCGATTGCGAGGCCGACGCCCTTGTCGTCGTTGAGCCGACCCATGAAGAGGAAGTCTGGCGTCTTGCCTGGCCGACGATCGAAGAGGAAGTCCTTCACGTCGAACGCGTTCGGGATGACCGTCCAGTACCACTTGCCTCCCTGCTGCAGCCAATGCTTGCCGAGCTGCATGTGCAGCCACGCGTAGCTTTCGTAGACACGGTAGTCGCTCCACGCGTGCTCGTAGCCGATGCCGGTCTCGACGCGGAACTGCTGGATGCCGTTGGAGCCGTCGACTTGCGGGCCATTCCAGGTGCAACAGATGATCTCGGTGAACGGTTCGGATTTTGAAGTTCGACTCGAAAGCGAATCGCGAAGACGATCGGCGTACAACTTGATGTAGGGTGCCCGATCGCCATCCATAGAGATGTCGTAGAAGCCCGTCGTCGGCTTGGAGTAATGGGCCGCCCATTCCGCATGCGAGATGATCGCGACGCTCTCGCTCGCTTCGACTTCGCTCCCCTCGACGCCGTAGTGGATGACCTCATGACCGCGACGTGTCATCATCGCGCACAAATTCACGACCTTTTGCGTGAACGCGCACGTGGAGAAGCTCTTGGACGTAACGGTGTGGGGAACGCCTAGAACGTGCAGTTTCATGAAGGACCCGAGCTTTCTTGCCCCACTAGATTCGGCGAGGGGGCGCTTGACGTTGGGATGAGTTAGAGGACAGCGCTAGCCAAGGCTACCTCAACCGAGCTACCTTGTCTGCTATGGCGAGCGACGACTTTCGCCCGCGATTTCAAGGCGAACCGCCCGAACCACCTGCCGGAACGCCTACCGAGGTATCCCGTGCTGCATGGAAGATGGCGTGGCGCGCCGAGCAGATCGCGATCGGCGCGGACAACCGAAGCCTGGCTCTCTTCGAGGGCCTAGGCGAGTTGGCCAGCAAGTTCACCACCGAGATGATGGAGCGCTTCGACAAGGTCGATGAGCACCTCGATCGGGTGGACGCGCGGCTTGATAAAGAGATCGGCCCAAAGTTGAAGTCTGCCGAGGATAATGCCAAGGAAGCCCGTACGTCATCGCACGATCTTCAAGATGAAGTTGCCAAGATGGAAAACATTCTGGCAAACATCAAAGAGAAGACGATCGACTCGGTACGTGTGAAGCAGCTCGTCGTCGAAGAGCATGAAGTGCTCGTCACGCGGCAAGAGCTCGACCGGCTTCAAAAACAAGAAGCTGCCGCCATCGCTGCGAACAAGCAGCGCGAAGACGAACGCCGCAGCTACAAGATGAACACCAAGTCGCTCATCGTCGGCAGCATCATCGCTGGCGTCATCTTGATGTTCGCAACCTACGCCTTTACTCGGGTAACTAATCCAGCGCCTGCTACAGTGGTAGCTCCCTCTCATCCCTAGGAGTTCAACATGCAACCCGTGCTATCGACCCCTGTTGCGGTCGTCATGGTCCTGTCGCTGCTGCTCGGCGTGCTCACGCAGGCCATCCAGACTGGCGCTGTCTTTGGAACGTTCATCACGCCAAAGGCTTGGCTACCGGCCTTGACGATCGCCGCGACGTTCCTCGGCGGCGTCGTCGCTTATTTTTCCGGTCTCTCTCCCGTCGTTTTGGATGCCAACAGCCTCTTCTACGCGGTGGCCACTGGCGTCAGCGCGTTGCTCGCCGGATCGGTGCCGGGGATGGCCGTTCACGCGCACTACACCGTCCCGCAGCAGGTTCGTGCCTGGCGCGCCGCTGCAGCGATTGACCCGCACAACAAGCTCACCCCTCCCGGAGGCATCGTTCAAACATGAAAATCTCACTCATCGCTGGTGGCTTCGCCATTCTCCTTTCGGCGTGTACGCCGGCCGAAGACGCCACCTACAAGAAGATCGAGGACATCGTCCTGGCCGATCTCACCAACGGTGTCGCCCTCGACGTCATCGAAGGCGCCATCGCCGCGTACGTGCCGCAGGGGCAGGATGTCGACGTCGTGCTCAACGACATCATCACCTACCTGCATGACGACGGTGTGCTTCCTCCGAAGGTCCTGCCGGTTGCTCTGGCAATGCAGGGCAAGATCGCCGCGAAGCTGCAGCTCAAGGCCGGCCACTCATCGATCATCTGGCTGAATCAAGACGTCACCTTCGCGCAGGGCGTTGTTGAGGCGGTGCAGAAATGAAGTTCGGTCGAATCAAGCCGCTCGTTCGGCGCCGACATTTTCAACTTGCAAACTACCTCCGTGCGGGTCTGCCGACTGCGCCGTCGGCGGTAGACTACAGCACGCCCTCCTCGGTGGCTCCGGTGCTGGCCGACGTGATGTTGAACGATCAACTCGGCAATTGCGGGATAGCTGGTGGCTATCACATCGTCGGCGTCGAGACCGGCAACGCCGGGAGCGCCTTTCACGCAACTTCCGCGGAGATCACGGCGGACTACTCCGCGATCGGCGGCTATGTCCCCGGCGATCCCTCGACCGACCAGGGGATCGTCCTGAGCGATGCTCTGACCTACTGGCAGACCCACGGCTTCGCCAACGGGACCAAATTGCTCGGCTCGCTGGAGGTCAATGCCACCAACCAAGCGCAGGCCATGGCGGCGCTCTGGCTTTTCGAAAACCTCTACCTCGGCCTCGAGCTGCCCGACACCTATACCAACCCTTTCCCCAGCGGAAATGGTTTCACCTGGGGCCCCGGAACGCCGGATCCTTCTCAGGGTCATTGCATCATCGCCTACGGCTACACCCCGACGGGGCTCCTCATCGACTCGTGGGGCCTCAAAGGAACCCTCGAGTGGAATGCGTTCGAAGTGCTCTGCGCAGCGAGCGCTGGAGGCGAAGCGTACGTCCTGCTTACGCCCGATCAGCTTGCGAAGGGAGCGAGCAAGGCGCCGAACAACGTGGCGTGGAGCGACATCATCGCGGACTTCGACTCGCTCGGTGGCACCGTACCGATCCCTGCGCCGACCGCCCCGCCAGCTCCGGCGCCAGGTCCCAACGGGGAGGTTGCGTTGGCACAAGCTCAAGCCTGGAGCGCCACTGGGATCAACAAGGCCTTCCCGCTGATGACGCGCGCGCAAGCCGTCGCCGCTGCGAATGCGGGACTGGCTGCAGAGTGGCCCAAGTCGTGAGGCCGCTCTTCGTCCTGGCTCTGGGGATGGTCTTGGAGGCGTGCTCGAGTTGCACCCCAGCGCCCGCTCCGCCGAGCGACGCAGCACCGCCTTCGCCTGGCCCACCCTCCCCCAGCGATCCGACCGAGCTCGTATACACCGAGCTCGTCGAAGGCGGTTGCCTCGCTCCAGACGACTCCGGCGACGGCTACGCGGCCATCTACGAGCTTGAAACCAGCGACACCGCGCCGTCCTGGTTGATCTGCCTGTACCGCGGCGGAACGGTCGCTTCCTGCATGGTCCCCTGCGGCAACGACTAGCCTGCCGGCCGCGCTGCAGATACGCTGAGCTCGTGGCCTCCACCGCACTGGCCGTTCGCACGCCGCTCAAGCCCGTCGCGGTGGCAGGCTACGCCACGTCCCTCGAGACAGCTCCGCAGACTACCCTAGCGACCACCGGCGTCGTCGTCGGTGCGTTCTGGGGGGGCCTGGTGGCCTACCTGGGCGCCCGCATTGGCTCCTCGAAGCATCCGCTGGGATGGGCCCTTGCGGGGGCTGGCGCAGGGGCCGCGCTGCTAGGCGCTGCGGGCAACCAGCAGGGAGAGGAGCTCGCCACGTGGCTTCGACAATACTAGCGGGGGTCGAACCGTACGTGCTCGGCGCTGTCTCGCAGTCATCGGGGAGCATCATCGTCGATGCGGCGATTGGCGGCGCGACTGGCTACCTACTGGCCCCCACGAAGGCGCGAGCGCGTTACGCGGTTGGTGGCGCAGCGGCGACGGGTCTCGGCGGGCTGCTCGGGCTTCTAGGGACTGTCGCGTTCATCTACGCCACCAAGAGCGACCGACGATCTTCAAAAAGACGTCGATGAGGATTCTCTACGGCGTCTGCGGCGAGGGGATGGGCCACGCGATGCGCTCCGCCGTCGTCGGGCAGCACTTGCTCTGGAAGGGCCACGACGTGCAGTTCGTCAGCGCAGGGGGCGCGCACAAGTATCTCTCCGGTCGCTTCCCCAACAGGGTGACGTACGTCCTTGGGCTCAACACGGTGATGGATCGCAACACCGTCCTGCCGCTCAGCACCCTCATGTTGAACATCGCAAAAATGACGATGTCGCCCGTAGCGCATCTCGCAAGCGCTGTTGCTTTGGGAAAAATCCCCGATGCCGTGGTGAGTGATTTTGACCCTTGGTCCGCCCGCTATGCCAAGGTGACCGGTCTTCCGCTCGTCGCCGTCGACAACATCCACTTCATGAACCGCTGCAGCCATCCCAAGCAGATGGTCGCTGGGGATCGGGCAGCGGCGGCCCTGATGTACCCCGGCGTTTCGGGGATGGTCCCCGGCGCAAGGCGTTACCTGGTGACGACTTTCGCATCGGCCCCGGTGTCGATGCAGGGGACCTCGCTCCACTTGCCGATCCTGCGGGAGAAGATTCTCTCCGCTCATCGAACCGTCGGTGAGCACGTCGTGGTCTACTTCAACGACAAGAGCGACCACATCGGCATCGTCAAAGCCCTGCAGGGCGTTCCCGCTGAGTTCAGGGTCTATGGCGCGCCCGGCGTCACCAATGAGATACCGATGGCGGACAACGTGACCCTCAAGCCATTCAGCGAGGATGGTTTCATCGCCGACTTGGCCTCTTCGAGAGCCGTCATCGGCGGGGCTGGTTTCACATTGATGACCGAATGCATTTTTTTGGGAAAGCCCCTTCTCGCGGTTCCGTTCGGGCAGCAGTTCGAACAGATCCTCAACGCCAACTATCTGGAGGGGATCGGCTACGGTCTCCGATCGAGAAACCTCGGCGAAGTTGAAGTTGCCAATTTTCTAAATCGCGCGGATGGCTTCGCAGAGAACTTGCGCGGTTTTCAACATGACGGCAACGCCGAGCTCCTTCGCTCCGTCGATCGCGCGCTCGAGGGGCATCTGACGTGACTCGCATCGCTCATCTGACCGATCTGCACCTCAACGGAGGCGCCGAACGTCGAGGGCGCTTCGAGCGCGGCCTCCTGCAGGCCAACTCCTGCGGCGCCAATTATCTGCTACTCACCGGTGACCTGACCGCGCACGGCAATCCAGCGCACTTCACCGAGCTCGCAGGTTGCCTCGAGCGGCGCTGGCCCTACGGCGTCACGATCGTTGGGGGTAACCACGATGGGGCAGCCTTTCACCGTGCACTCGGCGGCCCACTCCGCGCCTTTGCTGAGTCCTCTGCAGGCCCCGTCGACTTGGGCGATTCCCTCATCATCCCCGTCGCCACGTACTACCACCGCCGAGGCCTCGTCTTCCGAGCGCTTGGGCGCATCGGCGACGCGCAACTCTCTTCGTTGGAGAGCATCTTCAAAACCTCGACGAAGCCCGTGGTGGTCGCGATGCACCACGGTCCCCAGACCGACCCGGTACATGCGTTTGCCGGCTTGGTCGACGGGCGGCACCTGATCGCACTGCTCGAAGCACATTCGCACGTCAGCGTGTGCTGCGGACATGACCACCGCGTGCTCGACCTGGGGAGAGTCCATGCCGCGGCGAGCGTGGCGCATCATCCAGACCCACTGCGGCTCTACGACGTGACGCCGACGGGCCTGTCGATGGTGTACTCGGGGAGCGGCGGCGAATATTTTGGCTAGGCCAGAATGCGTCGCAGAGGCTTCGGTACGCCGTAGATCTCCGAGTAGATCACCAACGCGCCCACCGCGCCGATTCCGATAGCGACCCAGGTGTTGACGTCGACCCCGAAGACCTGCGGACGGTACCACTTGCGATACGCACCGGATGTGTACGTGCTCCACGGTCTCCAGTTGGTGCCGCCATTTGAGATGGTGTACGCGGCTAGCGCATTGTACGTCGGATCGAGCAGGCTGCTCTCGGAGTAGGTGGGGTGGGCGAGCGTGTTGATCTGCCAGAGGCCGAAGGAGCGCTCGGGCCCGTGAGCAGGCTCGGTAGGATTCGCTGTGTTCCACGCCGTCGCTTGTTCCTGGGTGACAATGGCGGTCGCAGATGGATTACCGCGGCTTTCGGCCATCGCAACGGCCGCTGCTAGGTCGGGGTTTGGAAAGCCCGTCGAGACCGCAAGCGCACGAAGCTGCGCGAGGTTCATGTCGATGGCGTTTGCAAAGAGTTCAACTGTTGCTGCAACGCCGCTGCAGCTTGCTGGTTGGCATCCGGAGTTGAACTTGAAGAAGTTGGCAACGTCGAATTGTTGGCGGTTGGAGCTTGCGTCACAGAAGAAGCAGGCGTCGCGTTGTTCATCGCCGTCACCACCGCCGCTGCAGCGACTCCACCCGCGATCGTCCCCATGATGCCCAGGAGCTCCGACGCCAAGTTGTGCTCGATGCCCTTCTCATGCGCCTCGACGTAGCGGCCGAGAAAGAAGCCGCCGATCCCTCCGAGGGCCCCGCCCACGATGGCGCCGATGACGGTGCTCTGCTGCATACCGTCTGAGGCTATCAAAAGGGCCGCCGCTCAGCTACCATCCCCTGTGTGGACCCTCCCAAGGGCGTGATCGGCAACGTGCTCGTCGGCTCGCTCGCCCTCGGCGGGGCGGCCTGGGTGGGCGCGGCATTGAACTCCCGAAGCGTCGCGCGGCAAAGCCCCGCTGCGGCCACGACAGCGGCAGCCCTGAGAAGCGTCACAGGCGCGCTACTGGCTCTCTTCGGTGCTGCCGCACTCTCCGTCACAGACTCGAAGTGGAAGGTCCTCGGTCAAACAACGACCATCCTCGGCGTTGGGGGCTTTACGGCTCTCGCGTTGGTCGGTCTGAAAGCGTCTGATCGGTTGCTCGTTTCTCCGATCGAGCAGGGCGTTCCGCAGTCTCTGCTCGCCCTCGAGCAGGACTCGGGGAGCACCTTTACGCTGGCCCCTGGCGATACTCTCACGGTCGAACTGCCGGCCGCGCAGAGCGGCTACAGTTGGTCGTGGACCGACGCTCCAGCAGGCCTCTTGACGGGCCCCGTCCAAGCGGTGGTCCCCACGACCGGCGGGACCGTCGAGCATGACACCTGGACAGCCACGGCAGCGGGGACGGCCCAATTGACCGCCCAGCTTGTTCCTTCCGCCACGGGTGGAGGAGCCGCTACAGCGACGTGGAGCGCGACGGTGGTCATCTCGTGACCCCCGACAAGGCCATGGTCGTCCTGGTCGGTGCGGCGGCCTCTGAGGGACCGCCAGAGCGCACCGACTGGCGGACCATCCTGCTGAGCGGGACAGCCATTGGCGTCACAGTTGCGGCGTTTTTGCTCGCGATCAAGGTGGGCGGCAAGGCCGCTCGCTAGAGCTTTCGGCGATGGCGCGAGGCTTGCGTTGGCTCTACGGGCATGACGCTTCTTGGCCTGCTCGCAGTGATTCTCATCCTGATGATCGCCGTCTGGGTCGCCCGCAGCGTCCCGGTGCCGTTCTCCTACATCGTCTACGCACTGGTGGTGCTTGTCATCTGCATCGTGCTCTTGCAGGTGACCGGAGTGCTCGGCAGCGGCGGTCTAAACCGGCGAATCACCTCCCGAACGCCGGAGTTGAACTCCCAGGTCGCTACCGCCGAGCAGATTGGTGAGCAGCAAGGGGATCTTCTGACGATGTTTCCCTGGTAGGAGCTTCTTTTCCGTCTAGCTTCGCGAGGAGGGCGAGGGCGTCTCGCATGGGCTGGGCTCGAGGGTACTCCGGCACGTTCGGACCGTGCTTGTCGCAGTAGCGCGTTCCGCCACGCTGCCATGCCCTCGTCGCAACACGGGCGCATGTCGGGTCACCATCGACGACGCCGGTGCACTTAGGGAGGCTATCGACCAGTGCCCTCAGCACGGCGATGGCCTCATCGGCCAGCATCTCCGCGGCCCTGTCACGCGCGGCGACGGACAGAGCGTCGTCCGCCCGAGCGGCCTCGGATGGGGCGCCATCTCGGAACGGGTGCGGATCGGGATCATGACTGCGCTCCGCCCCCTCCGGCCTCGGCACGCTCCCGTCCGGCCCGGACATCCCAGGCGGCGCGGGGACCCATACGGGCTCCGGCGGCGCGTCGAGCGGCGTGATGGTGGACGGCGCCGGACGGACCTCGACATCAAACCCGACCTTCCTGCACGGACACTGCGGCCCCGTCAGAAACTCATGCGCCGCCGTCTCGACGACCCGGCGCGAGAACTCCGGGGACGTGTCGGCGGTGTAGCTCTCCATCGTCTTCTTGACGGCGTGGACGGCGCGGCGGAATTGGTCGTCGCTCATGGCTTCTTCTCAGGTGGGACAGCCGCGGGGGCGTATTCCGCTGCAGCAAGCCCGTGGATCTTCGTGATGCCAAGGAGCCACGCAAGCGACTGGACGTCGCTCATGTCGTAGTCGGCCGGGTTGGTCTCGATCTTGTGACGAGGCTCCGTTTGCGTGAGCCCTCGACACATCAGCCACTCCTTGGCGAGCGCCAGAGCGCGGTCAATATCGGCATTGTTTACCGGGTCACCATCACGAACCTCGTAGGTGTCGTAATCCATGAGCGCGTCCTGCATCGCCCCAGACACATCGGACACCAGGGTGACGAGTTGGGTCTGAAACTCCGACGCTGGGAGCGTCTCGATCTTGAGACACGCTTCGTGGAGCTTCGCGCGCCACGCCTTTACGGTCTCGAAACTGGGCGCCACGTATACCTTGGCCATCAGATCGGCTTCCCGTCCGCGTCCAGCTCGGTCGGGATCGGCGGGGTAGGAGGGTAGGCCAGAAGATCCGCGACTCTCGTCTGGATGCTCGCCGCGTCGAGTGGGTCGAGCTTCCTCGCCGCGAACTCCGCCACCAGCGTGTCTGCTACCAGCTTCGCCTGCGCTGCCAATTGCTCTTGTGTCATGGTCGTTCCTTTCGTGACTTCGGTTTGGGTGACGGTCACGGGGGCGGGGCGGACGATGTCTGACGGAACGAATCGATACGAGGGCCCCACCTCTTCGTCATCGAGCCATGGGCCGCCGCCACGGATGTACCCAGGCGACGCCTGCTCGTAGTGGCCCTCGCCACGAGCCTCCCGCGGGTGCGTGAAGTCTCCCTTTTCGGTGGCGACGTGCGCACTCTTGGGTTCACTGCAGATGTTGCACGTCGGGTCGTCGCTCATTTAGTCTTCTCCTCCCTTGCCGTCTCCACTGGGGCGGGGCGGACAGTGTCTGGACCCGCAATAGCTATCGAGTCGGCCAGGTAGCGCTTGGGGATGCCGATGAGGCCATACCCCGCGACGTGGGCGGTTACGTATTCGTCCTCCCTCGCCGTCTCCGGCTGCCCATGGGCGGGTGACATCGAATCGCGGTGTATCGGGCATTGTGCCCACGCCTCGCGAACGGGCCCGTCGAATGCCTCGCATGTACATTTCGGCTCATGCTCAGCCACCGGCGCGGTTGGGGTCGCGAGGGCTTCTCGCGCCGTACGACCGTTATCCAATTCGACCGATGACGGGCCGAGGATTGAGTGCAGACCGTCGCCGGTCGGCGTCGTCGTCAATGGCCGCCACCGTTGGCCCGACGCGTACCATTCCAGCGCGGTTCGGTACGCACGCACCTTCGCCTCCGACGCTTCCAGTGCGGCGCGCATCACGTCGTTTTCGCGAACGGCCCGGTCTCGCTCCTCGGCGTGCGCTGCCTCCCGCTCGGCGAGCTTCGTCAGAGCCGCCGACGCGTTGCAGTTCGCCCCGTGCAGCGACTTCCGTAGCTCCTCGATTGCGCCGTTCGAGACCGCCAGGGCAGACTCGAGGACGTACTCGATGGCCTGATCTGTCGGGCCCACCCGCCTTGGCTCGAGACCCGTCCCGATTCCGGCCCAGTACATCGTGATCCGCAACGGCTCGCCGTACTTCCCGACCTTCGCTTCACTCATCGCGTCCTCCTCGCTCGCCAGCGACGGTCTTGATCCACGGCCTTATGGGCTACGAGCCGCATCTGCTCGACGAACACCTCTCGCTCCAACCTGTCGAAACAGAATGCGAAGTCCGTTCTGAGCAACTCCTTCGATACGCGGTCCGCCATCCGGTCCACCGCGCGCTTGCGGGCCTCGTTGTCGCGTCTATCGGCTGGTCTCATTCGCGTCCTCCGTCCTTCGCAGTCCCGCTGGCGGTGGGGCAGGCGGCCCGACAGCTCCTGCAAATCTCTTCGGCCCCGTCGTCGCCTGGCGGCGTAAAGACGTTGACGCGTGACGTGACACGTCCGCAACGCGTGAGAACCCCATCGGGCCCACGTAGATGCACCACGTAGTTGGCGCCGTGCACGCCTACCGACCGCCTCATCTTCGCCTCCACGGACATCCCCCATCCGGCTCCGTCATCCCCGCGAACGCCCGACAAGTCGCCAGGATCGCGAGCGCGACGCCAGAGCAGAGGAGCACCGCTTCGATCATCGAGAGCCAGCGTCCGTCATCGGATGTTTGACTTCAAAAACCGGCGGCGTCCTGACATTGCAGCAGTAGCCTGCCGGGCAGCCCGGGTTGCCGCCGCAGGTCTCCCCCTCGTTGCAGCACATCCCGTTTGAGCAAGGGACCCCAAGGTTGCCGCACGGATTGCTGGCCACCGGTTTGAACGCGGCAGGCTGCGTCGCATCCCACGCGCACGCCCCGATCAGCAGCGCCGTTACAACCCAGCCTGCGAGGAAACTTTTCATGGCGTCTTCTTTTCTTTGAACTTTTTCATGGCATCCCGATCGATCATCCCATCGCCAAGACAGGTCGGACACCCGCGGTCCCCTTCGGCATGGCAGGTCGGGCAGGTATAGTAGCCCAGTTCCGGAGAAGTTGAAGGTGAACTTGGCGGAGGGGACGGAATTGTAGCAACTTGAAGATCCGTTGGCGGCAAAGTGACAGGCCCCAGGATGCTGCCCGGGAAGTCGATAGGCCACTCGTCTTCGAACGGCTCGTCGAGGCTCACAGGAAGGCGATCGGTTGGCCGATCGCTCGGGGTCTTTTTTCGGCTGGCCATGAAGGCGAAAAGCGTAGCATCATCCGCTACTTCGTCGTGCACGGGAGGCGTGGAGAGCGCACCGACCGTCGGCCACGGCAGGCTTGCGAGGCTTGCCGCGAGAGCCCGGAGGGCAGTCGATGCAGCGAGAGACCTCAAGGGCCGACCTTCCTTTGGCCTTCCAGAGCTTGATGTGACACACGTTCGCCATGTGCGTAGGATTGCGATTGCCAGGGCGTAGCTCGCGTGGCGCGCCGCAGTCTGGACAGGGCGACGCAGGCTCTGCAGAAGGGGCCGGCGGCTTTGGCAGAGCCCTTCGGGCTTCACGCAGCTCACGGTCTTTTTTTGCGTCGTAGCGGGCTTCTGCCCTTCGTCGGAGTTTGCGCTGGTGATGTTCAAGTTGAGCTTCAACTTGTCGTGCGAGGAGAAAGGCGTCGTGCGCAAGCCGGTAGTTATCCCAGTAGGTGCGGTTGGAGAGTGCACGAACCCAGAGCGGCTGAGTCACGGCGTTCTCTTCGGAACAAGCCGCAGGCCTAGGCCGTCGAGCGCACTGAAGATGACCATCACGGCAATCTGGCCGTCGGTCGGCGGATTGGCAGGGTCGCGCTTGTATTCCTTCAGCGCGCGATCGACCGCCTTCGAAAGCGCTCGTCCAAGCACATCGGCCTCCTTGCTTCCAGTCTCGAAGTCGAAGCTCATGTCGCGGCCTTCTTTCGCTTGACCTTCTTTGGGGGCATCCCTGCGGTCATTGCCAACAGGCGCTCGCCCAGCTTCGCGATCAGGTCCTCTTCCTGCCCGGCGAGCGCCTTTGCGAGACCATCCGTCTTGCCGATGAGTGTTTCAAACGTATCGAGTCGGTCGATGACTACCTCACTGATCGCTTCTTCGATCGTCTGCATTGCGATCGGATATTGGATGAGCACATTGTCGTTTTGGCCAAATCGATGCAATCGCGCCTCGGCTTGAAGCAACTCGTGCGGCTCATAGGTGAGTTCCGCGACTACTCCAACACTCGCGAAGGTCAAATCAATGGCAACGGCCGTGCAGTCGATTGTCGCACTTAGCATGACAGGACCTTGCAATGCAGCTTCGCGCAGCTCGTTCAAGATGTCATCCCTCTTCGAATGAGGGACACCTCCGTGGATAAACCGGCAAGGAAAGCCTGTCGCGCTGAGCTGCGTGACGAAGTGCTCCGCGACCAATCTTCGAAAAGTAAACACCACGACGCTCTGGCCAGCCTCGAGATGATCTTTCACTAGGGCTACTACTTGAGGGAGCTTCCCATCGACTGCCCGAACGAGCACGGCCTGGATCAACCGCTTGTCGATCTTCTCGACGTTCGCCTGCCTGTAGCTCACCGGTACTTCAAGGCGGATGATCTGGCGGGTCTTTGGTGGCAACTCCAGTCGCACCTCCTCTTTCGTGCGCCGCAGCGTGAATCGAGCGAGACGTTTTTGAAGTTCCTCCAAGTTGGACTTCCCCTCAAACTGCCACACCGCGCCGATATCGCGGGAGATCTCGACCTGCTGCCCATCCGCGTAGCGGATTCCGAAGCGAAAGAAGTTCTTACCCATCCGTCCGAGAGAAACGGTGTCTACGAGATTCCACAGGTCACGGACTCTGTTGGTAAGTGGGGTGCCCGTGAGAGCCATGCAGGTCTTCACCGTACGCGCCTGGCGGATCTCTTTAGCCGCTTTGCTTCGACGGCTCTTCTCGTTTTGAAGAAGGTGGCCCTCGTCGATGACGATGTTCTGCGGGCCCCATGCGAGTATTGCATCAACCCAGGCATAGAGAATGTCGACGTGGATGACGACGATCTGCGCTTCGTCTGGAATGCCTTCCTTCGGCTTCGTGCCTGTTGGCTGGAAGATACCGCCTTCCTTCAGCGCTTTCGGCCACCACTTCGCGAGCTCGCCGCGGACCGGATCGGCCCAGACGCTGCGCGCGCTCGAAGGGCAGATGATGAGCGTCTTGCCGCCGAACGCGCGCACGGCTACGACGGCCTCTGCGCTCTTGCCGCAGTTGTGAACAACAATACCATTCGCGACGAAGTTGTGGTGCGGTCCGGCACAGACGACGTCGAACACACGCGCGCCGCCATCCGCTAGACGCGAGACAACATGATCGACCTTCGGCTCGAACACGACAAGGCCGCCCTTCGCGCTGATACTGCCATGAAGACGGCGGAAGCCTCCGTCGCGACCGTGCAAGCGCGCGTGCTCTGACTTTGTTAGCAACTCCAAGTTTGAGTCAACATTGTCGTGCTTGATCTCATTTTTGTGATGTACACGTTCATTTGGCGCCAAGTGTCGCCCTATCCTCTTCTCCATGACCAAGATGTGCTCAAGCACTTGGCCTGAACGATTCGCCCGTGGATGCCAGCGGTGGCCGCCGATGCGAACGTAGCCGTCCTTGTCGTGCACCTCTCCAGTCGGACGCGCGCGTCCGTTCTTCCGCAAAGCGCCGTAGATACACCTGCGACAGAAACCGACGAACTTACTTGTCGAGCTTGTGCTGACGTTTTTTGTACCTTTGCACATGCGGCAGCGCGCTGTTCCGTTGGTAATTATGCCATCTAGAGGTTTCAGCGCGTCGACACGAACGTAGCCTCGCTCGGTCAGTACCTCGTGGTCTCCCGTGGCCCTAAGTGTCTTGCCGCTCCTCAGCGTCACCTTGAAAACCTGGCGGACGCCCTTGTCTAGAACATCGAGCACGTCGTTCAGGCGAAACGTGTCACCGCAGAGAGATCGAATTTTCGTCGGATAGCCCGGAGCCCAGGTCTTGAACCTAGTGTAGAAGTCCTCCAACTTGATCTCGAAGGAACGGCCAGCTCGACACACGCGTACCGTTGCGTTCCCGTCGATACAGCCCATCTCGTCTGCAAGGATTGCGCCTGTAGGCGCCGTGCAAATCAGGAAGTCGACGCCGCGCTTTTGGTAGTCCCTGAGAGATCTCCCATCGGCGCCGTTGACTGCGTAGAGCAGGTGATGCCGGTAGTCATCCGCTTTCTGACCATCGAGCGCGCGGCGATCGATACGGATGCCCTTCGCCTCCAAGCCATCGGCAACGGCTTCGACCGCGTCTATGTAACCGACCCAAGCGCGATTGGAGGCATCCCAGGCCATCCCAGGGATCGTTTTTGCAACTTCAACAAGAACTTTGCTGAAGTAGCTGGAGCGCGCTTGCCAGAGGTGGGAGCCGGGGAGGCGGGAGACGGAGATGCCCATCAGACTTCTGCTTTCAGCTTCGGGCGGACGTTGATGATCGCTTCCTCGGGGCCTCTCCAAAAAGGTTCGATCCAGATCACCTTCCGCTGTAGCCTCCCGATGCCGCACACCTGCCTGCGGTAGTGGCCCCGCACCAGCACTTGCACCGTCGGAGGGCCGCCATGTCGCCGGCCTGTTTTGCCCGTCTTGATGTACTCCGCAACGTTGGGCCGCAAGTCGATGTTGAGAGGGCGGCCGACGTGGATGTGCCGATGCGCCGGTGCGCCAGGCGTGCGCTTGTTGATCGACCGAGGGCGCGCGGGAACGATACGGTCTTTGAAGTTGGTGGTGCTCTGCATGGCGAGGAGAAGCCCAGCGACCAGAC